ACAGATATCAAATCGAAATTAAACACCTTCATTGAACAAAAGAAAATACCCAATTTGATATTACATGGTGTGGCGGGAAGCGGGAAAAAAACACTGTTATTTAATTTTTTAAAAGAAGTATATTCGAATAACAAGACCTACTTACAGGATTATGTAATGACTGTAAATTGTGCACATGGAAAAGGGATCAAATTCATTCGCGAAGATTTAAAATTTTTCGCGAGGACAAACATAGACCTACATGATGGTACTATTTTCAAAAGCATTATACTTTTAAATGCTGATAAACTTACTATCGACGCCCAATCTGCACTTCGTCGATGTATTGAACTATTTAGCCATTCCACTAGATTTTTCGTTGTTGTCGATGACAAATACAAATTATTACGACCTATTCTATCTCGTTTTTGTGAAATATTCATACCTGAGCCAGATATAAATGAAGAAACTGTCAATTTACATAGATATAATTTGGAGCAAGCATTCACTACCATTCAAAAGGATGAAAAGCAAAAGCGGGCGAAATTTAAAACAGAACTAGAGAAACTAAAGAAAAAAAGTCTTCCTGAAATGAGTGATAAATTGTATGAAAAAGGATATAGTTGTTTAGATATAGTCGAATATATCAAAGACATGAAAATAGTCGAAGAAAAAAAATTCGAGTATTTAGTGTTNATTCAAAAAATAAAAAAGGAATTTCGTGATGAAAAATTATTAATGGCTTGTGTACTAAATTTCATTTTAATAAGTTCAGATTACAATTTAGAAAATATTTCATTTATGTAAATATGGATGATTATTCTGTGTCTAGTTTACAAGAGTCTCGCAACGAATGGTGCGCTCGTTTGATTAATATATTGACACCATTGGTGATAGAAGGCGTGAAATCAATATTCAACGAATCGTTGACTTTGTGTCAAAATAATAATGAAGATGAAAAGTATTTAATGACATTTCAAAATTTTCTAGGCCGTATTCCCAAATGGAACACTACTATTGTAGAAGAAGAAACAAAACGAATTACTGAAAAGAGTAATTGTGGATATTTAAACGACTTAATTAGCTGTGTTCATATCATTCAATTGAAAAGTTTAACATGTATGCGTGTGGGAAACAAGCAAAAAAAAGTGGATATTGCAGTTCCTTCATTAAGTGACTTTATTCACAAAGTATACATAAATACTGCCCGTAAAATGTATACTAATATCTATTTATTTGAGCGCAATATTAATCCCCTTCAAATCCAAAAACANAATCGTGAATTGGAATTAATCATTCGCGAACAAATTTTAAATACTATTCGTGACAATATCCCNGTCGAGAACATTTTAAANGTGTATTTAGACGAAACAATTGAGGATGATGTAGAAGTCGTAGAAAAGGAGGAAATCATTTCAACGGAGCCAGTAGAGGAAGAGNCGAAAGAAGANACGAATGAGGAACCTGACGATGAACAAGGCGAAGANCAGGACGAGAAACAGGATGGTGAATATGCAACTACAACCCATACTGATACAAAACTTACAGATGATGCGATCGAATCCATGATTCAGTTTAATGATATAGATGAGGCTATCAGCGTTGACAAAATAATTAGTGAAATTGATGCACCAAAGACAGAAGACCGATTAGAACAAATTAGTCAAGCACGAAATATTGCTCGTAAATTGGATGATGAAGATGACGAAGACGATGAAGATCGAATTGTAATTGGTGATAAAATAAAACTCACTGAATTAGATGTTCATGATTTGGAAAAACCTAAGATTCTCAATAAGACACCTTTAGGTCTTGATGAAATTGAAGTATTGACATAACTCTACTTTTATAAAAAGTAGAACAAAACAAACAATACTTTTATAAAAAGTAGGACAAAACAAACAATACTTTTATAAAAAGTAGAACAAAAATGAAATAATTCGTAAAATTCACATTAACTTTCTTTTAAGTTAATGTAAATGACAGATATTTTCGTATATGCTTTAGCCATATCAACTGTTTTTTTTCTTTTCAAGTTTTTAGAAATGAAAATGTTACCAGACGAAGATAAAAAACCACTGAAGGTCGTAATGAAAGAGACATTTGTCGTNTATTTTGCTTCCATCGTAGGCATTTATATGTATGCCCAATTTGATAACCAAGAAATAAAGACGGGTGGTTCAAAAACGACCATGGCGTTTGTCGATAACCCATCATTCTAAATTTATATCCATCCTAATATTTTACAATGGATATAAATTACTTTACACTAACCATATGNTACTATTACACNTNTGAAGGTGTATATGAGATTAATTAAGTTATGTAGGTACTCGTTTGTATACAGTTAACAAAATACTGGTATTTTATCAATATTAATGATTTTATGATTTTTGTTAATCTTCTTCTTNGTAACAACATATTTACCAAAACATTCATGACCCAATTGTTTTGAAGGAACCGCTCCATGAATTGTTCTTGCAATCATTTTATATAGTTTAAATTCAGGATATCTCTCTTCACCATTTGTTTTGTATAAGATATTTCTATCTTTATCGTCTATTAACCATGAATAAATCAGACCAATTAATTTGTTCTTTTTAGTCAAGTCTCCTAACTCATCCATATCATCTACAAAATTATCAAATAGACAACATGCTAGTCGACACAAATCGAAACTATAGTTTGGCTCTAATCTTGGTTTATTTTCATTAAAATAAGGTTCACAGTTGTATTGAGATCCNGCGTCACCTTTTGGATGAAAACTATCNCTACACATNGTCTTACCCTTGAACTTATAAATAGACCTTCCAAAATCGATGATTTTATATATTTTTCCATAAGTAGGAACCTTNTAGTAAATACCATCAAAACAATAGTNAATATATTGTTTGTCGGTTTCTACATACATGATGTTGTTTGTATGCAAGTCATTGTGGGTAAATGAAAATGTTTTTTGATACATAGCTAATGTTATGATTANCTGAAACAANCACGATGTCCATTCACTTGTATTTAATAATTCATTCTCCATTAGATAATCCAANGTATTNGTACATTTTTCCATACAAATCATTTGAACTGGGAAATCAAAGATGGAACAAAACACATCTTCCTCTTCCTCAGATTCTTCAGAGTCATCGTCNTCGCTATCCATGTTAGAATCACATTCAGAGTCATTACCTGAACTANATTCATTGTCATTATCTTCGTGACTATCAATTGAAGTATTTGATGACTTAGAACTACATGAAGAAGTGGAAGATTTTGTAGAAGATTTCGATGTAGGAGATACAGGTGTATTATAAATACATGTGTTACTTAAATCAGTTAAATTATTAAGTTGTTGTATGTTACCGAAACTGAGTATCGTATCGTCAATATCTAATGTATCTAATTCAATCGAATCTATTTTTTCTGCAATGGCTAATTTCTTTTTGTTACTTCGTGAATCAATATTAAATAACTCTCTATGTTCGCTATTTTCAATATTATATAAGAATTCATTGTTTTTATGAAAAAACTCGTTTTCATTTANATAGTCAATGTCATCTACCATATTATAGTTGAACTTGGCCTGGATGCCAAGATATGAACCATAATAGTCAATGGAATTTTTACAATCATAATGATGTAATAATTGACTAGACAGATAAGTAAAAAAAGAATCTACATAAGCACTGTTATTTTTGTCAAGTAATTTAGGAAAACAGCCATTAGATNTGTCATCGTATTTCGGCAATTTAGTTATATCGTTACTAGAAGAATCATATTTTCCAGTTAATACTTTTAATGGATCGAGTAGAGGAGAGAATTTACAAAAGGCCTGTTTTTCAATATTGTTGTTTGACTGGTCAATTACTTCAGCAACTAGAGAGTTGCGGTCCTGTATTTGTTTTATAGAATGTAAACAATATTTTTGATTTAAATTAATAGTATTATAATTTGTTGAATTTAAGGAAAAGAAGTTGTCATAAATAGGTACATAATTTTGCGAATTGCGGATTTCAAAGTCCGATTTCTCTAAAGCTTGAAATAATTCATCATTGTTTGTTTTTCGATAATACAGGGAAAAGGCCATTCTTTATCTTTATTATGGATAAAGTAAAATAAAGAATCATTTAAACTAATTTCGTATTGTATTCTCTTTTTTTTTCTATTTAGACATTACTTATGACATTAGATTTAAAAAAATTTGATATGAAAAATATTAGTTTCCGTCCAGATGAAAATAAAGGTCCAGTTGTTGTTTTGATTGGTCGAAGAGACACTGGAAAAAGTTTTTTAGTGAGAGATTTATTATATCATCATCAAGACATTCCCATTGGGACAGTTATATCTGGTACAGAAGCAGGTAATGGATTTTTTGCGGCCCATGTTCCAAAATTATTTATTCACGANGAATACAATACGGCTATTATAGAAAATATATTGAAGCGGCAGAAAACGGTGTTAAAACAAGTACAAAAAGAAATGGAAGCNTATAAACGGACGAATATAGATCCGAGGGCGTTTGTTATTTTGGATGATTGTTTATATGATAATAAATGGACAAAGGATAAAATGATGCGACTGCTTTTTATGAATGGTAGGCATTGGAAAATTATGTTAATTATTACGATGCAATATCCGCTTGGTATACCGCCAAATTTAAGAACAAATATAGATTATGTATTTATTTTGAGGGAACCTTATATTGCAAACCGTAAACGCATTTGGGAAAACTATGCTGGTATGTTCCCGACATTTGAATCGTTTTGTCAAGTTATGGATCAATGTACTGAGAATTTTGAATGTTTAGTTATAAATAACAATGCCAAATCAAATAAATTACAAGATCAAATATTTTGGTACAAAGCGCAAAATCATAAAGATTTCCGGTTAGGGTCTAAAGAATTTTGGGAATTATCAAAAAATTTGGATAGTGACGATGAAGATGAAATGTATGATCCAAGTAGTGTTCAAAAGAAAGGTGCCGGACCAAAAATAAATGTGAAGAAAAGTAAATGGTAAAATAATATTTATTAGTAAAATTATTAATGAAAATAATAAATATTATTTATCTTGTGTTAAAGTTTTAGAATAAGAATTATTTTTTCTGTATTCTTATTATATATAATTAATGGATAGCAAGAAAACAACATCAAAAGAGGTACCCAATATTAGTTTTACTACAGATACCTTTAAAACAGCAAATGATAATGGTAATAATATTACAACCAATGTTGATAATATACCATTACCTCAAAAAACAGCGAATAAGCATATTTCTCATAGTAACAATATTACAAAAGACCAAGATATGGATTTCAAGAAACAAACCGAATTTATTATTTTTAAAAATCAGATAGATGCTATGGTTAAAAATAACTTGTATATTTTAAAAGAATGCAAGGAAAGTAAACGATTGTTGGATTTAAAATACGACACATTGAATAATTCTATTAATTATATTCAAATATCTGTTATTTTTTTATCGACAATTTCTGGTTTTATGGAATCAACCAAAACATACTTTGATACACCTACTACAGCAGTATCGATTTCTGGTGTTACAATTTCTACCTATATTAGTTTAATTTTATCTATTTCCAAATATTTTAAATTCGACGAAAGCAAAGAGCGAATTCACAACCTTAGAGAGAAATACTCAAATTTGCATAACAAATTAGAATACCGAATGGATGTATTAGGACCATGGTTAAATGACACATTATGGGAACATCAAGATTGTCAAGCAAAGTTGGAAGAATGGAACGAAAATATTGTCACAGTTATGGATGAAGAATATTTGACGTTGATTGAAACGAAACAAGCATTGTGTACTGAGTTCGAAATCATTATGGATTCCAAGAGTCGAAATGAATACAACATTAAAAATAAGAAATTAATTCACAATAATCGTCGCAAATTATTTGAAACGATTCGCGATGACTGGCAATTGGAACAAGAATTTAAAGACTCAAATATTCCAATTGATTTTAAAAGCTCGATTGCATTACCGGATGATGATTTAAATAACTGGGATGATCCATTATAAATATATTTTTAGTATAGAGAAATTTATTATCATTATTATTATCGTATTATTATGTTATTATCGTATTATTATGTTATTATCGTATTATTATGTTATTATCGTATTATTATGTTATTATCGTATTATTATGTTATTATGTTAAATATTCTTCTTCACTAGGAATTGATATACAATGCATCTAATTCAGGTATACTTCCTTCGTCAAATTTACCCAAGCATTTTACATTGGATATTAATAAATTAGATTGTTGTTTAATTGTATAATGTGTTTGTAAATTTGGAACCCGTAATGTATATGATAAATAAATGGTATGAGATTCGATACTACTAATTATAATATTTAAGAATATTCCTGTGTAACTGCTGATATAATAGGTTATATTAATTACCCCTCTCTCAATTAATAATTGATCCATTGTTTGTATTAAGCGGAATTTTGTATCTTTATATTGAATATTTTTTATGGATTTTGTTATTTTAACACAATTAGACGAATATTTTACAAGTTGTTGGTTTGTAAAAGGAACCAGTAACGATGGATTCGTTTGTTTTAAATGAATATATTTTAATAAGTAATGGCAAATACAATCCGACAATCGTCTAATCGGAGATGTAAAATGACAATATTCTGGAGCACCCACCAAGTCGTGGGATTTAACAGTAGACATATATTCGGCTTTAATTCCATTCACTATTATTTCATTCAATAATTCTTGCCCGCTTATACCAGTATAAACAGTATCTAGCCAATCTTTAGCACTACATATTCGGTATAACCCAACACCTTCGAAATTAATTTTTAAATATTCGCCTATAAATGAATTCGCAAAAATAGCAAATTCCGCAATCATTTGTTTCATCAGTCTTTCGCCACTTGTATCTTCATATAAATAAGGTTTATTAGTATGAAATTTTACATATGAATGACAAACTTCATTTAATACAACACCTTTTGTTTTCCCTCCTCTTATTTCTTTTAGAACCTCGCTAATTCGACTAGCAGTGTAGATTATATCATTTGAATAAAATAAATTTGCGGCATTTTCATAACTTAATGCGTTTTCGCATTTAACCCGTATCTTTGTAAATAATAATTTAATCTTTCCTTGAGGTTGATAATTTCTCTTATTTATTTTTGTTAATATGGTTATGGCCAATTTTATATTTCCATATTTATTTACCATTAAACTAGATTTTTCTACAATATCGCGTGGCATCATATGAATAGGTGATTTGTTGGATGGATATTTGGTAACTATTCGTTGCTCAATACTATTCCATAATGAAGAGTTTATATTAATATGTTCAGTAGGATCTGCAATATGAATGGCTAAAAATAGTTCTTCTTCTTTTTCATATACACTAAAAGCATCATCGGCATCCTCACATCCATCAGGATCTATACTATATGTATTAATATCTGTCATATCAACACGTTCATTTATAGTATAATTATGAGGTAAAATGGTTTTGTTTATTAATAACTCATCCTCTTGTGTATTTCTAATTGGTCCATATAGTGGAGTAATATGTAAGTCGTATATATCATTATACATCATTATTGTAATAAATAATATATTTTTATATTATTTATTATTTCATTGTAATTTACCAGTTAATAAAAATTGTATTCATTGTGTAATTAGTATTTATGCGCTTTCTACCTTAACATCTACAACATCTATCCCGGATGACTTTAATTCAGATAAACCATGATCTGTATTATCACTTGTTACGATGTTTTCACCTTCGAACAATTCATTCTTGACATCTTCTAATGTAGCATTTTCACCCATATTACTTTCCTGTGTGTTCATATTAGCAACAGACACTAAATTGCCTTCCTTGTTCACAGTTTGAGTTAATTTATTACCAGACTCTTCGGCCTTTTTCTTATTATCCTCCATAGCCTTTAACTTTGTCTCTTTGACGCGAGCATCGAACTCGTCCTTNGCCTTCTCTTCGTTCTTCTTTTTCTCACTCATTAATTCATTCAATGTTTCTTCCATATACTCAACCTTACCNGTCTTATATGCTTCAGGATGGAACGGAATCCATGTACCAACTGGACCAACATATATATCATGATTTGGGTCAACTTGTCTTAGCATTTTACATCTTAATTCGGCTTCTTGTTGTGTCGGGAAAACACCACGAACCTTAATACCACGAACAGATGTTTGAAAGTCATGCTTTTCTCCAAATTCCTTATCTAATCTCTCGTCGTGTTCATCTGTGAAATTCTTATACTCATCGCTAATGTTTGACTTGATTAAAGCTTCCTTCTCATCTTTAACAAACTCTTTTAAATCCTCAGACATTTTGTCAAAATTAACATGGTATTTAAATGATATAAAATTCAAAAATTGTGTGAATTTTTCCATGGATTTGTTAAAATCCCATGACTTGATAAATTCCTCAAACATAAACATATCCTTTTGTTTTAAAATTTGCTCAGGTGAAATAAAGGATAGACAGGCGAATTTCTGCCCAGCAATCCCCTTATCTTCATCTAAGAGATCGACATATTTAGGGTTCTCTGCACCGTCAGCATCTGTTTTTAATTCAACTCCAATAGGTTTAGAAAAACTCATTATAATTANGATGATTATTAATATTTAAGTGTTTTTACGAAGAAACTTTAATACTATTATTGAACTATTTATTGCATTATTACAGTGTTGTATTCTTTCCTTAATTTACATTAATTATTTATTTTTTCTATAGGATTTATATAATGCTTGACATGTTAGATTTAGGTGAACTCGTTAAAAGAGCAATCAAATACCTTGTTGAAGGTTTGATGGTTGCTATTGCTGCTTACGCAATTCCCAAGAAGGCTCTTAATTTAGATGAGGTCTCTCTTATTGCATTGACTGCTGCTGCCACATTTAGCATTCTTGATACATATGTACCAAGTTTAGCCGTTAGTGCTCGTTCTGGTGCTGGTTTCGGTATTGGTGCCAACCTTGTCAAATTCCCAGGAGGATTTGCATAAACAGAATGGTCATAAAATATACTCTTACCTGATTAAATATAATAATTATGAAAATATAATTATTATAGACAAGTATACGATTTATCTGGCTTATACGATTTATCTGGCTTATACGATTTATATGTGGGTAATTACTAAATAAACAATGACGCATTGTATCATAAAAGTGGTTAACCCTAATATCATGTATGACTTCTTTAGAAATTTTAATTCTTCTACTTGGTCATCTGGACATTCATTTAATTCCGAGCATTTTTTTATAATAAAATCCATTCGTTTGTTATATGGAATAAGGGCATAAATAGTATAACTAGTTGAAATGATTATTAAACTCATAGCAATTAATTTGGCTAAATAGGGTTCCACCTTGATAGATTTTACCCTAGACATATGATAGAACACTAAACTACATGTCACCATAACACTAGAAACATTCAACCATTGATTTAATAATGATTCTGGAAAATAAACATTGTCTGAATAGGCCAAATCCATATTTGCGTATGTTTTTTTAGCATTATTAGTTATATATTTGTCCCCATAGATACTCATATACTATTAGTATCTATTATAAAAATTGATGTTAATTCCAACCTTTATCGTATTGCAAACAAATAAAAGAGGTTAGTTTAAACTAGAACCACAACTAAATTTATAGTATCACATCAAAAATGAATTCGCCAATTATCATACTATTCCATAATAAAATTTGCCGTGAATTGATTGACATCATTCAATCGTATGTACGCAATGATATAGCACATCAAGCCNTAAAAAATCACATAAGGTATTTATATTATGAACAGGATCTATATGATTCATTTGTATGGGATAACTATATTGCTCCCAATTGTTATTGTCGTATTTATAGAAGAGGTAACAAAGACTGTAAACATTGCCATTTGTATGAATACACAAATCATTATAAATTGTCTAGATTTATAACATGTATTGAAAAAAATAGTCAGTATAATAAACTTATCACAACATAAACAGTAAAAACATTAGAATAATTATATTTTAACACCATTAGTAATTTAAATAGTGGGTACAAATTCCCAATTTAGTTCACCACATATTTTTTTCCAAATATCGTCCTGTTCTATTCTTTTTTCTCTATCTTTTAACATTGGAAAATAGGGTAAAAATTGGACTTGGTCAAGCAATTCACAGAGTTTATAAACGGTATAATAATAATTTAAAAAATTCACACGGTCATCAGGACAAAATTTAGCATATGGTCCTTGTATTTCCATGAAAAGATTGCACAAAGATTCCTCTAATTCTTGTGTCATTACGGGAGGTTTTATTCCTAATTTGTCTTTGATAAACGGAATATGCTCATAAAACTTATTATATCCTAGTTTTTTTAATATTTCCTTCGCCTTCTTATTGTTCAGTTGTGATAGATTAATTCTTTCTTTCCGTATTTGATTTTTGATATTTTCCAATACTTCTTCTGGTATTTGGGTGGTTTCTTTTGCTTGAAACTGAGCCAATATTTCTCGAAAATGATTAATACGTTTGTAAGCATAAAAACACGCCTCTTTAGGGGGTTCTTTATAAGATGGTTTTTCATTCTCAACCAAGTATTGTACATGTTTATGACAATGATTACATACCATGATTCCTTCNTGATCTATTGGAATCAATTCACCACGTCGACATATCTGACANACATCGTTGTTATAAATGTACTTGTTTATGTCAATAAAAGATTCNTCTAGATTGGATAGATATTTTAGAATATGTTCTTTATTCTCATTTGTTTTGTTTAAATCATTGGATGAATCAATATTAAAAAAGGAATTTAACAATTTGGTTTTGTTATTATTCATTGAAACTTCTTTTTTATTTTCAAAATAATCAAATATATATTGATTATTGTTCAAATAATAATCCTTCTTCTTCTTTTTCAGCTGCTTTATTTGATTTGTTGTGTCCTCTATTTTATCCGTTATTTCAAGACGTTGTTCAATAGACAGATCGTTATTTTGCAACAATTTAATCAGATGTTTTTTTTTACATCGCAGTTCAGGTAATAAGGTATCTTTATCTTTGTCAAATTCACGCTCAATTTCCTTATGTTTACTATCTAATGTGATGATGCTTTTTTCATCTAATATAATTTTTTTATTTGTTTTATGCTTGAATGCAGGCATAGTTACTTTATATAGAAAATACAATGTTGTATTTAATACATTATTTTCTATAAAACATACTACAAGTTTATTTTTTGTTAATGTTTTCTCTCTACTTAACAAAAATGAATGTTGTTTTTAGTGATTTTAACATGGACAAAATCGATTTTAGTAAGATTCATACAATGAAGTATTTACATGATTATTTAGATAATGATTGGAATATTATGAAAAAGAAAAATACTTATGTTTTGAAAAAAGACGAAACGAAGCTACTAGTAGTGAATGATGTAACACACTCTATTGAACGAAGACGACTAGACAATAGCATTAATACTATAAATGATATTCAAGTTCCTTTAAAATATATATTGTGCTTTTTATACAATACATTGAACAATGGTTGGTCAGTAAAAAAAAAGAAAGGCAACTACATCTTTTTAAAAAAACATGGAGGTAAAAAGGAATATATGTCAGACGAATATATATCTACATTTATCAAGGAACATTTTAATTACGATTTAATTTAACTATTTTGTGTAGGTGTCGTATATATTTCCGTAAAAAAAAAATATTTAGCAATAATATAACCATGGGAGGTGGATTAATGCAACTCGTCGCTTACGGAGCCCAAGATGTCTATCTTACGGGTAACCCTCAAATTACTTTCTGGAAAGTCTCTTACAGACGCCACACAAATTTCGCAATGGAATCCATTGAACAAACATTCAACGGTCAAGCCGATTTCGGTCGCCGTGTCACATGTACCATCAGTAGAAACGGTGATCTTGCCTACCGTACCTACCTTCAAGTCACTCTTCCTGAGATCAACCAATACATGGCCTCAACTGGTACCGCAGCCGGTCCTGTCTATGCTCGTTGGTTAGACTTCCCAGGAGAGCAACTTATCTCTCAAGTTGAGGTTGAGATTGGTGGTCAACGTATTGACCGTCAATATGGTGACTGGATGCACATCTGGAACCAACTTACTCTTACATCCGAACAACAACGCGGATACTACAAGATGGTTGGTAACACCACTCAACTTACATACATCACTGATCCTAGTTTCTCTGATGTTGATGGTCCATGTGAGTCCAATGCTCCTCGTCAAGTGTGTGCTCCCCGTAACGCTCTTCCAGAGACCACCCTCTATGTTCCTCTTCAATTCTGGTACTGCCGTAACCCAGGACTTGCCCTTCCTTTAATTGCTCTTCAATACCACGAGGTCAAGATCAACCTTGATATCCGTCCTATCGATGAGTGCTTATGGGCTGTCAACGATCTTAGCTGTGACGGCACTAAGGCTGTCAAGGTCACCACTGCCTACAACCAATCCCTTGTTGCTGCTTCTCTTTATGTCGATTATGTCTTCCTTGACACAGACGAGCGTCGCAGAATGGCCCAAAACCCTCATGAGTACCTCATTGAGCAACTCCAATTCACAGGTGACGAGTCTGTCGGTTCATCCAGTAACAAGATCAAGCTCAACTTTAACCACCCTGTTAAGGAGCTTATCTGGGTTGTCCAACCTGATGAGAATGTTGACTACTGTTCCTCTTTAGAGTGCAAGAGCCACCTTTTCAAGACCCTTGGTGCCCAACCTTTCAACTACACTGATGCTGTTGATGCCCTTCCTAACGCCATCCACTCTTTCGGTGGACCTACTGCTGTTGGTTCTGGTGAATTCATCAATTCTTCTGGTATTTTCGTTGATGCAGGTGCTGAGGTAGTTGATGGTACTGGATGGGGTTACACTGAGCCCAACATGCCTACAGATGGTGTGAACTCTGGTGTCTCTGATGCCGGTTCTTTCGTTCTTTCCGAGACTGCACTTGACATGCATTGTTGGGGTGAAAACCCAGTTGTCACTGCCAAGTTACAACTTAACGGCCAAGACCGCTTCTCCGAGCGTGAAGGTACATACTTCGACCTTGTCCAACCTTTCCAACACCACACACGCAGTCCCGATACAGGTATCAATGTGTACTCATTCGCCCTTCGCCCTGAGGAACACCAACCTTCTGGATCATGTAACTTCTCCCGTATCGATAACGCTACCCTTCAACTTGTTCTCTCCAACGCCACTGTTGAGGGTACCAAGACTGCTAAGGTCCGTGTTTACGCTACTAACTACAATGTCCTTCGTGTCATGAGTGGTATGGGTGGATTAGCATATTCCAATTAAATTTGCTTAATTTATTAATTACTGTAACAACTTAAATACATTCATATTATAATATATATAATATGAATTATACTGTGAAGTATGACTTTGAACGTGACCACCTGTTTGGTAAGATACATTTTGATGACCGAATGGTTATAATGGATTTAGAGGATCTATTCTCTATTATAAATTACTCAAAAACATTTACAAGATATACACCAGATAAACAATTTCCCTATTATATACAAAATAAACAATTCATTAGCTATAAAGAATTTATTTATAAATATGATGAGATTAATGTAGATTATATATTTAAAAATGGAAATTCATTTGATTTAAGACATTCAAATGTTGATATTTTTCATAAATATCATAATAATATTATACAAAAATATAATGTAATTTCCTATCATCATGGTCATATTAGTAAAAATGGTAAAGATGCTAATATTATGAAAAATCCTATATGGAGAATAAAAGAAGGTGATAAAGAATATATTTTAATGTATTGTGAAACAGATACTATATGTAAATTATGTCCAAAATCTTATCAAAAAATATTGGATTTTGAAAAAAAATATAAAAAAAATTCGTTTTATAAGCACTCTACTGGATATATATACTGTTCTAAAAATTTATCTATCCATCAAATTATTACTGGTTGTTATGGTAATGGTAAAGGAACAAAAAATATTAGTGTAGACCATATAGACCAAGACCCATTAAATAATACTTATGATAATTTACGCATTGCTACTAGAAAGGAACAAGAACAAAATTCTAAAGGGATTAAAGAAGGAACCAAGAGGGCAAGGAAAACATCAGCACAACCATTACCTGAAGAAATCAATGAAAATATGATTAAAAAATATGTTACTTACAACAAAGAATGTTACAACAAAGAAAAAAATATTTATAGAGAATTCTTTCGTGTTGAAAAACATCCAAAACTAGACAAGGAATATACCTCATCCAAATCCGAAAAGGTATCCATTCTAGAGAAACTAGCCCAAGCAAACAAAATCGTGGATGATTTAGAAAATGATATTTATCCGATAGTGGAAGAAAAGGTTTTGCCTACTTTTGTCAGCAACAGAGAATATAGAGGAAAGCCTCATTTAACATTCGACCGGAAAGCACCAAATGGCCAAAGACAAAATCTAAGAATAGTCTTACCAGAAGAATATGAATTGGAAGAACAACTTTCAATACTCAGAGAGAAAATCAAGACGAAATACAATTACGAAATTTAATATTCAATCTTATTATATCGGTCCTTTTAAGTTTAATGATAAATATTGATATTTCAATACTTATCATTTACATTTAGCATTACACCATATTATGGTCTACACAAAAATCACAATAGGCATACATAAAATGAAAAAAAGATGTGACTGATTCCACCAATTTATCATATATTTCCCCTACAATATCGATATCATCATCAATGTCGTAATCATTTTCCATATATTTCTCCATATTACACTTTATCCATTTTTGTTTTTATATTATTTTTATTATCGTGTTTCATTTTCATTTTTTATATTTGTTCCTTTTTTTCGTTTGCTTATCTTACAATGGTGTATTAAATAAACGATTCATATTTTCTACTTCAGGACGATATTCTGAATGTGTAAATATCTTTTCAATCAAATCATCGTGTCTGAACCGAATACTATAATTTTTATGGAGGTGGTTTCTTCCAATACGCCCCATCGCTTGGATTGTTTTCTCTTGCGTCATGTCTCCCAAATCCTTGCTAATGTAACCATGACAAAACTGATAGTTCGTACCATAGATATAATCAGAGGAAGCAATAATCATAAATAGTTTCTGATCGTTTGCCAATTGCTTCATAATTTCAGTATAATCACTATCGTGGTTGTTCGTGAATACACCAATTCCCATGAGTAACAATATTTTCCAACTGCTATCTACTGATAGTAACATGATTTTCTCAACATCTGATGGTTCGATTTTACACGAAAACTCGCGCGTGACCTCGTCTTTTTTGGCCCAATAACGCAAATGTTCCAATTTATTCGGTACAAACAAATCATTTAATGCAATTGTTTTGACCAAGCGCCCAAGACCATCAATTTCTTGTTTCAACTTGATTTGTTCTGGCTTCAATGCTTCCTTTGTCATTTTATTTTCCTTTTCAATTTCGGCACCCAGACTATCTTCCAATTGTCGTTCCTTCCGTCTTAAGACAGCAATGATTTTATCATTGTGTTCAATCGAATTCATCATATCTTTGATAACCTGATCCGGAATTTTAACTCCCTGAAGGATAAACTTGGATATCTTCTCCACATTATTTGCTAGGAATATCGTAGGACCATCTGTTAATGTGTGAGAATCGGTGGTAGCTACATGAATATTCGATTCATATTTGGCTATTCGATCGCTCTGCATTGACGAATAGATAGTAGGCCATTCCGATTCATTTACCTTTTCTAGAATGCTAAGATAATGAAGCTTAATCGTATTCATGGTCAATTCACTCAAATGATGATATTTATTTGTAATTTTGTTAATTTCATCATCAATCTTATTTTCCTTATTCATATAGCTAATAAAGTTAACACATTCACTTAAATCAAAGTATCGCAACAATGTCAAGTTGTTTTTACAATGTTGAACGCTTTTTTGAAGCTTACTATATTCCGCATATTTTAAATGAGGCATTTCTACAAAATTCTTCGTATTAATTATAGGAATCGATTTGTTACAGTCATGACTAACGATGTTATAAACACCACTATTATCATGTTTAGACATGAAGTCGGCAATGGTTTCTTGTAAATCAGATTGATGTGGCAATGTAGCCGACGACAAGATAATGTTTGGAATTACATTTTTTTGCCAATTATCTGTAATATATTCATGAAATTCATGTTCATCGTAATCCATAGTAATGGTAGGTTCATCCCAATACATGATCATATCTTCTGCTTTATTAAATGCATTCATGTAATTCATGGCACACAGATAAGATTTAATATCACAAATCATAATTTCAACATTTTCACCATTTGTATTGTCTACCTTTCTTGAGCCATCCTTGTATTTAATATGGGTTCCGGTTCTATTATGCTTGACATAATCCTTTGCTGCAAAATAATGAAGTCGAATATCAGAGACATCGTGACATCCAAAGGCGAATGCGACCTTTTTCCCGACTGAAATAGCCGACTTGGCTAGTGCTAGACCAACATGTCTAGCTGCACAAACAAAGATGATTCGTTTGGTTTCGGACAGACCTAGAGGACTAAGCGTTTTTCCAGTACCAGTCGGTGCAATGTACAACACAAGCTTAGGTTGTGGATTCTTACATATAGTGAATAGTTCTTTCTGGTGATTATATAGATGAAAATCATGATAAGCTGTTAGGTCATCGTTATTTTCAATCAAATCACTACTCGTTTCAAATAATTTGTCAATATCAATATCCTCGAAATAACTTTCAATGATAGAATCGATAAAATCCGCCACTTTTGGAATAATATTTGTAATATGAATACGGCGTAAATGATATAATGTATAGTAATTTTTATTGAATTTATCCATATTATCTTTGTAATAATAGCGAAGCACCTTTTCAGCAATATGTAGTAAATAAAACTCGAATATTTTTTTACCACAATCATTGATTGTTTTTCGCATATTTTCTAGTTTTAATTTTTCCATTGAATTCACTCTTTTGAGATTATTTGGAAGTGAACTATCAAATTCTATTTCGTATTTATGAACCAATTTANAAATCATTTTTTCAAAATATTCAGTATACAAATAATCTTTTATATTTTCATTTGGTTCTAATTTCATGAAATTTATCATTGACATGTTTTTATTGTACATGATATTAACATCATGATACCCTTTTATAATTAATGTTAGTATCTCCTTCTCCTCTTGACTAACTGGGATCTCGGTAGTATCCCATTCTCTTTTAGAAAGCTTTTGTTGATTTAGATCCATTGTGAATTACTGTTGTTAATATAGTATCTTAGAACGAATTAATTCAATTTTTATTTTTATTTTTATTAATGATTTTTATTTTTATTTAATAAAATTGATTTTGTTTTATGCAATAAAAAAAAATCATTATTCTATATAAAATGAATTCGCCTCTTATCTTAAGTATTGACGGAAATATTGGTTCTGGTAAATCTACATTGTATGCAGAATTACAGACATATTATGCTAATAACAATGACATATGTTTTGTACCCGAACCAGTTGATGATTGGAAAAGTATCGTTGATCGTGACGGGACCCCAATTCTTACCAATTTGTACAAAGACACCCAAAAATATGCATTTCGATTTCAGATGATGGCTTATATATCCCGTCTTCACTTACTAAGACAAAAAATAAAGGAAAATAAATATAAAATCATAATAAGTGAACGATGTGTTCAAACAGATAAAAATGTATTTGCACAGATGTTATTTGACGATGGTATGATTGACCATGACGAATTTCAAATATATTTAAATTGGTTTGATGAGTTTTTGGATGATATTGTACTTGGAGGCATTATTTATGTAAGGGCTGAACCAGATGTATGTGATAGTCGTGTGAAAATACGGGCTCGAGAAGGTGAAACTATTCCACTTGAATATTTAACAAAATGTCATAATTACCATGAACAATGGTTGAATGATGTTACTACTTCCCAATTAGTCATTAATGCCGATGTGGATACATCTTTACCAGAGAACAAATATATTCGCCAAGAATGGATAGACCAAATTAATGATTGGATAGAGAACCAATTTAATAAAACAAATAATGATAATAATAATAATCAATCAACATTCAAGATGCGATTTGACGGTGCTTGTCGTGGAAACCCATCCAATATTCTTGGCATGGGGGCTATATTATACGACGAAGACAATAGAGTAATTGACACTTCTTCGCGAAAATATGAAATAGAAGAAGGTACAAATAATGTAGCTGAATATCTATCATTAATAGACGGACTACGATTAGCACAAACAAATAATGTAAAGAATATATTAGTAGAAGGAGATTCACTGTTAATAATAAATCAAATAAATGGTACATATAAAGTAAATTCTCCAAAATTACTCATATATCACAATGTTGTAAAAAGTTTAATTGAAACATTCGACAAAATCGAATTTCAACACATACGACGCGAATTCAACAAAGAGGCTGATCAATTAGCAAATAAGGCACTAGACGAACCCGAAGTAGAGTCAAAATTAGAAATAAATCCAGATAATAGTCAAGAGGCAAATGATTTATCAAATACCATTTTCAATAATCATATTATAACGGATAACTCATATACTGGGTTCGAATAACATCATTCATTCTAATGATACAAAAATAAACAATAAGTATACTAGGCATAGGCATAGACATAGATCCATATATAAATTAGTAATTCGTTAAATAAAGATTAGTCTTATTTATCCCTGATATAGGTTTATATTTCAAGATATCAACCTCTTTTTTTGTAGTAGGAAATAACTCATCACTATATATATCTTGCAGACACAACCATTCAAACATACCACCTTGGTAAATTGATATATTTTTGAAACCGAGTTTAAATAATTGGTCGTATTTTTCATAAATTAACAAGTCGTTTGCATTGGCACCATAGATAACAATATGACGGTCTAAATGAGTATTTAATAATTCATTGATATATGATTCTTCCTTATCAATTGACACAGTATTTGGTATTAAACATTCTTGTTTATTATTCGGCAATGTATTTATTAGACAATATGTTTCTCTATTTTTTAAAATATGTTGAATATCCTCAAAATTTATTCGTTGGATCGAATTCTGATTACCCATTAGTTAAATATTTAATTTACATAGTCATTAAATATTTAAATTTTAAATTCATTAAACATACATTTTATCCTATGATATAAAATTATAATGAATTATTTAATCGAATTTCACAATTATTTCAACAGTTTCCTTTTTGATACTTTTAGACGCTGATACAGAGAGTTCTTCGCGCTTCTTTCTGGTTTTATTCTTATTATCAATAGGACGGTTTTTCGATGTACTATTTCTATTATTCATATCTTTTTCAATAGTAGCATAATTATGAGAGATATAATCAATCACATTATTTTCTATAGCCCATTTAAAAAAATTGAGTTGACCAATTGTCGTCTGAATATGGGTATTATCTTTGTATGGTACAGTTATTCTATCCCATCTACAAAATGGATCGAAACGGCGCTTAGAATAGGCTTTTAATTTCAATTTGTAGTCGTTATATACTTTAAATCGTTTGTCTGTACCCTCCATTTGATAGACAGTATAGTATTTTTTTGCATAATTTGTAGAAAACCAGTCAATAATTCGTAATGATGTCCGCGACTCGCCGTTAATTATTTTTATCATTCTATCCATGTTGTCATTTTTTTTGTAAAATTCTAACAGATTATTTAATAACAAATCGTTTTGTGTATTATAAGCATTAGACATTGGAATACAATTATTATTGAGTTTGTTTTAAATACTTTTAAATGAAAATTAGTTTCTTTTCTCATTTTGCATCGAGTTCGAGTTTTGTGGTGTCAGGAAATTCTCCTGTACTTGTAAGTCTTCTAAATAGTTAGATGACATAAAAGGATTCATGTTCGTTTGTGCAACTAATTCTCGTTCGTTTATTTTGTGGAAATGATTTTCTCTCTTTGATTCACTTTTAATAAAGTCATGTCCTTCTTGGAGAATTGTTTCCATTACATTATTTCCAATTACTTTGGGTTTGTCTTGTAATTTGCTTCGTTCGTGGAATTGGTCTTTAACTGAAGGGGACCATTTTAAATATATTACTCCGCTCATATAAATTCACTTATTATTATTAAAACTGTTTTCTAACTATTTTTATCTCCTTGCCTCTTTTAAATCTTTCATAATCCATATCTCCACGCTTGATATTGCATTCTAAACAACAAATTACAACATTGTCTCTATTGTGACCCATAGAATTGTCGATACGATCGAGTGTCCATTGTTTCTTTGACAGACAATCCTTATATAATAATTCGCAAAATTCACGACAGTAAAAACAATTCAGTTGACTATTAACCAAACATTCCATTACATCGTCGAGAGAAATAAACCAGTTGACATCAAATAATTGTTTTTGAATATCTTGACTCTTGTACCCAGATAGTTTTTTAGTAATGGTCTGTTTCACCTGTTTTCCATCTGTTATTTCTTCATTCAAGAATATTTTATTTATTAATTCTATTTGTACCCGATGACTATAGTATTCGTCATTGAATGAATATTTTATCGCATCGTTTCGTTTTGGCACTGATATATGATTTATTTTATCTATATTACGCTTCCCCTTGAATTCGATTGTCTTCATTGAACTTAAAATATATATATTTTTATTTATATTATTTTAAAAGTATATAAACTTTACTTTATATGAATAGTAATAGTAGTAATGAAATCAGACGAGTGTATTGAATTAAAGAATATAAAGTATAAGTCCATGTTATTAAATAACAATTCAGACGAAGTTGTAGAAACGGTGGAAAATATGTCTAATTTGGACCATTTCCTTGAAGGGGAAAAGAAAAACAACTCAGGTGAACCGTGGGCTAAACTAGATAAAACATCTAAATTATTACGATTTAATGAATATGCTGCACATTATTGTAGTGAAAACGATTACTCAGACGCTGATAAACAATCATTAGTTGTAGTATTATCTAGCAATTTGGACAGAAAAAAATTATTAAAGGCAAAAGAAGTTCTTTACGATAAAGAAGATGGTAAGATCCTTTCTATACCGTCACTTGTGTATAATACATCAATGAAACGATTTACATTAAAGCGTGCTGACAAAAGACCATCTACATTGAAATCATTAGCACCAAAAAAAACAAAGAATGGTGTAAAACAGAAATCATCATCTAGTCTTGATTCTGAGATTAGTAGATAAAATTGATATCATTTCATAAGTTATCATAAAGTTATACATAAGTACAAAGTAAAGTTATTACTATACGCATTTAAATATTTTCTCTATAGTTATATAATTATACAGAAAATGTTCTTATCTCAACTATCAAAGTTGGTTAATATTATAAAAGAGTTTGATATACCATCCTATTTCTCGAGTGACAATACAAATGCAAATGTAAATACTAATACCATCACTCTTAAACCTAAACCGAATTCTAGTAAGGGTTCTAGTAAAGATAATGATATTATCCAAGGCGATGACATGAATACAAATACGAATACGAATACGAATAATACAGCGAAATCTATTACTATATTGAATAACTATGAACAAGATGAAATAGCATTGACTATTATGAATTTAATGGATAGTTATTTGGAGAAAAGTCCATTGGAAGTCAGTTCTTACCATTTCGACAATGATATTCAAAATTATGTTATAAGCAATCTATTTATCGGATTGAAAGATTTCTACGAACCTGATTTATTAGAAGAAACCTTAAATATTCTATACAAAAAAACCAGTAAAATATACTTTTCGAAATACTATCCTAAACGGTCATATGATAGTACATTTATTCGGAAACCACCAAATATTGAAACAACAAAACAAAAAATATTATATATTGAAAATAAACCACAACCTGAACAAAAATCAAAAGAATGGTATTTATTTCGTAATAATCTAATTACAGCCAGTTCTGCGTGGAAGATATTTAAAACACAATCCACAATCAATCAAATTATTGTCGAAAAATGCAAACCAATAGATGTTGGTAAATACGATATTGTGAATACATCAACACCAATGCATCATGGAAACAAATACGAGGATGTATCCATTATGTTTTACGAGTACAAATACAATACGAAGATTCGCGATTATGGATGTATTCAGCACGACACCTATAAATTTCTAGGAGCATCACCAGATGGTATTAATGTAGACCCAACATCAAATCTATATGGTAGAATGTTGGAGATAAAAAACCCAACATCGAGAGAAATTACTGGCATTCCGAAGGAAGATTATTGGATTCAAATGCAACTTCAAATGGAAACATGTGATTTAAACGAGTGTGATTTCTTAGAAACTTCTTTTAAAGAGTATGAATCAGAAGAAGAATTTATGAATGATGGTTCATTCACTTATTCAAATAAAGACGAGTTAAAAGGCGTCATGGTGTATTTTATGAAAGATGGAAAGCCATTATATGAATACATGCCATTATATATATCAAAAGATGAGTATGAAGTATGGTATGATACGGTTATGGAAAAACATGCGAACATATCGTGGATTTCAAACATATATTGGCGTTTGGAAAATTACAGCTGTATACTGGTTCTTCGCAATAAAGAATGGTTTAAACATGCCGTACCACTTATCGACACAGTTTGGTCTATTATTGAGAAGGAAAAAGTAGAAGGATTCGAGCATCGTATGCCTAAAAAAATGAAGCCACGAGTTCGTTCAAATTCAGAAACTGTATCATCCGGACAACAAATGATTGAGTCTTCGTATATCTCATCTGGACTACATGTGTCCTTGTCAAATATTATATTAAATGATACGACGAATCAGTATACAGATGAAATCCTTGATGAAAAAAATCGAACTATTAAGACACAACCAAAAACCGGATGTATAATTAATACAGATAATTTACAAAATCAAATTATTTATATCGATACTGGGTTTGAAACACACTCTGCATCAGAAATAGATATTAGCAACTCAAATATTTGATTCTTGTGGACATTCTAATTTGTGTGAAGCATAATAATTCACACGAATGTCATGTGAGTCTAAACTAATAGATGTTGGGGTTTTTGGAACATCTATTTTTTTATTTTTATATAAACCACCACAAAAATCAGCTGGTGAACACATACCGTTATTTGGTGTAGACCAATATCTCACATTGTTTGTATGTTGTTCGTAAGATGAATCAAATATAGGATAATAAGATGAATTCATCTCATAGGTATTATTTGAAAGACCCATGTGTTGTTTTAATGGATATTCCTCATATAAAATAGGCACATCTACATCTATTGGAAAATAACCAGGTGATAAATTGTGATACCCTTCCCTTGATTTTTTAAAGAGAGACATTAAATTACTTAATATGATTAGTAATATGATTAATGCTAAAACGAAATATATTGACTTAATTAGGATTCCCATTATATAAAATATCAAGATTTTAATTTAATTTGATATTTTTGATATTTGTTCAACTTAACAGTTGGTTTATTTTTATATTTCTACCAATTTTCTACCAATTTTTCAAATGTACAATGTATAAATAACTAAATCGGCTAATATAATACTTTAACACAATGATTTAAAATAAACGACATATATTATTTATATGACATCATCGTTAGAACATGAAATGCGTGTTGTGAAGCGCAATGGTAAATATGAAAATATTGGTTTTGATAAAATTTTAAAGCGTGTAAAGAGTATTGGTACTGAATGTGGTATTAAATTAAATTATGCAAATTTTGTCATGAAAGTGATCGACCAATTATATGATGGTATACCGACTACTAAAATAGACGAATTAACAGCAGAACAATGCGCGTCTCTAAGTATACAGCATCCCGATTATAATACATTGGCGGGAAGAATCATCATGTCAAATCATCATAAAAATACAACTAGTTCCTTTTTTTCAGTTATGAAATCGCTATATGACTTTACTGATGTACATGGAAAAAAGTATCCCTTAGTAAGTCAAGATTTTTTCTCAATTGTCAGTGAAAATAAAGACACATTTGATAATATGATTGTACACGACCGGGATTATTTGATTGATTATTTTGGATTCAAAACTTTGGAACGCGCCTATCTAATGAAATTAAATGGAACTATTGTAGAAAGACCTCAATATCTCTGGCTTCGTGTAGCTATTGCAATTCATGGTTCTGACATAGATAAGGTCAAAACTACATATGATTTAATGTCTCAAAAATATTTCACTCACGCTACACCAACATTGTTTAATGCTGGTACTTGTAATTCCCAACTGAGTTCTTGTTATTTATTAGCAATGGAAGATGATAGTATTACTGGCATCTACAATACATTGGCTGATTGTGCTCAAATCTCAAAATATTCAGGTGGTATTGGATTACATATTCATAACATTCGAGCCTCTGGGAGTTTTATTCGAGGAACAAACGGTAAAACAGATGGTCTAGTCCCAATGCTTCGTGTATACAATACAACAGCTCGGTATGTTAATCAGTCAGGAAAAAGAAACGGTAGTTTTGCCATTTATTTGGAACCATGGCATGCGGATATTGATGACTTTCTTGATTTAAAGAAAAATCACGGAGACGAAGAAATGAGAGCCAGGGATTTATTTTATGCTCTTTGGACACCTGATTTATTTATGCAGCGCGTCAAAGAAAATGGCGATTGGACTCTTATGTGCCCCGACGAGTGCCCTGGATTATCCGATGTTTATGGTGATAAATTTGTCGAATTATATACGAAATATGAGACTGAAAACAAAGGTCGAAAAACCGTCAAGGCTCGTGACTTGTGGTTCAAAATTATGGATAGTCAGATGGAGACAGGTACGCCTTATCTACTCTATAAAGATGCAGCAAACGAGAAATCTAATCAGAAAAATTTAGGTACTATAAAATCATCTAATTTATGTACCGAAATTATGGAATATAGCGATGATAAAGAGACAGCTGTTTGTAATTTAGCAAGTGTATCCTTGTCTAGTTTCGTGAAAAAAGATAAGACATTTGATTACGATAAATTACATGAAGTTTCCAAGGTTGTCACAGANAATCTAAACAAGGTGATCGATATCAATTTTTATCCAACCGAAAAAACAAAAAGAAGCAACATGCGTCATAGACCAATTGGTATTGGTGTACAAGGTCTAGCAGATGTATTTGCTTTGATGGACATACCATTTCATAGCGATGATGCAAAAGTAGTCAACAAACTTATATTCGAGACAATTTACCATGCTGCACTTGAAAAGTCTATGGAAATTGCAAAAGAACGGTCTGTAACACTAATTCCATTAAATGAACATGACGATTTTTCCGACAAACTAGATATTGATCAACATATAAAGCTGTCGAATATGTTAAATGAATATGAAACCTCAATGTTACCTAAGACATATCGTGGAGCTTATAGTTCATTCGACGGTTCACCAATAAGCAAAGGCGTCTTCCAATTTGACATGTGGAATGTTACACCTTCTGATAGATATGATTGGTCAATCTTAAAAGAATCCATCATGAAATACGGTATTCGAAACTCTCTTTTATTAGCACCCATGCCTACGGCGAGTACGGCTCAAATATTAGGCAACAATGAATGTTTTGAACCATTTACTAGTAATATATATAGTAGACGAACCATAGCTGGTGAGTTTATCATAGTAAATAAATATTTAATGCGCGAATTGATTGATTTGAAAATATGGAACGAAGACATAAAAAATAATATTGTCGCGAATAATGGTAGTATTCAACAGATACAGGTAATACCAAAACATGTGAAGGATAAATATAAAATTGTATGGGAAATACCCATGAAACATGTGATCGATATGGCAAAAGACAGAGGAGCATTTATATGTCAAAGCCAAAGTCTCAATTTGTGGGTCGAGGAACCAAATTACAAAATATTGACTTCAATGCATTTTTATTCTTGGGAATCTGGATTAAAAACAGGCATGTATTATTTAAGACGCAAAGCTAGACATCAAGCCCAACAATTTACAGTTGAACCGACAAAAAAAAATGCTCAAGAAGATGAGCAAGAACAAGAAGTATGTGAAATGTGTTCGGCTTAACCTAGCTAACGAATCTTCGTTTATCTAAGAGCTTCTTTCATCATCATTCGAATTGTTCTATTTTTTTCATAAATGTCAAGATTTAGTTCCATTTTGCAAAAGCATCTCATACAAATGAGAATATCGACTAGCGCATTNTGAGTATTTTTTGGTTCCTTGTTAAACAAATAGACATACAATTCGCTTAATTTTGGGTATTTGAAGTATTTATCCCCATTTGGCCAACTTCTTTCGATTTTACATAGATTGATGCTGTTTTTCATTGTGCAATAAGTATCTACAATATTCATTTTTATTTTGTTTCTAATTCCTTCTACCATAATCATTCTCTTGTCGAATGATACATTGTGGGCTATTATCAAGTCCACCTTGTCGGCGCATGTATTGAATTTTTCCAATGCTTCTACAATTGTAATACCATTTCTCAATTGTTCACTTGTTATTTTATGAATCTCAACGCTTCCTGGATCCATTATTACCGTATCCGGTATATTTATATAATCGTCTTCTAGTCCGATTAATTCATTATGCTCTGTATCATACACAATATAAGATAATTGAACGATATGAGGCCACATATTCGTTTTATAGATTGATGCGTTTCTTTCTGTGGGTAAACCACTTGTTTCAGTGTCAAATACGAGAACTTTCATTGTTTTGATTTGTTTTGTTTACTTATCCCATATAGCTACGATATACTTCAATTCTTTTTTTAAAATAATTGAAGTGTCTTTGCTTTGAGATACAATTCAAACAATAAATACCCTACTATAATCAGAATGGAAAAACAGCAACAACAAATATTCAAAGCATTTGCTTATGTATCTGCTGATGCGTCGACTGATGTGTCGACTGATGTGTCGACTGATGCGTCGACTGATGTGTCAACTGATGTGTCAACTGATGTGTCGTCATTTAGTAAAACAATACCAAGTTGTAAGGATTTGCGAAAATTAAATTTACAAATAGAAAAAAATAAAAAGAATGAAGAACGAGCTAGTAAAATGAAAGATGAATATGTGAAAAAACTGGATATCATTATTAAAAAAAACAGTCAATATCAAACAATATCAATTGTTGATAAAATTCAATTATTTACAAGGGAACGCGATGAGTTAAAAAATAATACTTATTATGGTTATACTAATAAAAATACATTCGAAGACACTATATTACATATTATTGAATGGTTCAAGGATTCTCAATCGAAAATGTCTTTCAAAACATTCGAAGGGATTATTGACACATTATCGTTTGAAAAAAATAGTCGATATTTAATTAAAAATATTATTGACAATCCACTTGAATTGATTCAAATTGAACATTCTCCTATTAGATTTAACCAAGCTTATCGTATTGTAAAAGAATTGGATATTCCATTTACAGATGAACTATTAGTACAAAAATGGTCAATATTTGCAGTACAAGATAATAATGGTAGTTTTTACAAAATTAAAAGTCATATTGACTCGAAAAATAAATATAAAGAATATTCCGACAGATCATTTAAGCAGGGTTGGTATTGGTTACTTCGTAAATTTTGCGACGAAAACAATATTTTGTCTACAAAATACGCATCCTATCTTGATATATTAAATGGATTGCTCGTTCAACACAAAAAGATTAAATACTTATATGGTATCAAAGAATTTGTAGAAATCGAAAGGGATATTGGCGATGAAACATTAGATTTGTATTATGATAATAATGAAACTATTGAGGATATTGAAAAATTCGAGCGTTTTATTCAAGAATTTGAACAAAATAAGTCGACGAATGAGAAACCATTTAAATTCAATGATGAACAAATTAGTGCTATTAAACATACAATTACCGATAAACTATGTATTATTACTGGTCCACCTGGTACTGGTAAAAGTACTATNACAGANGCAACNATNGAATGGTTTAACCAGGAAAGTTCGCGCACTGGATTCGCATATAATATATGTTTAATGGCTCCTACAGGTAAGGCCCTTAAAGGATTAACAGATAAATGTAAAAATATTAGAACTAATAATATTTGTGGAACATTGCATAAATGCTTGTTAAATACNTTTCCAAAAATTGTTAAGGAAATCGACGAGTGTGATAGTGACAGTGACAAAAAATACCCTCAATACATTAATAAAATTATAGTTGACGAAACTTCTATGGTAAATATTTTCATGTTTAAAAAGCTATTAAAAGCATGTAAATATTTTGATTGTAGTCTTGTATTATGTGGTGATATTAAACAGCTTCCTCCNGTCGGAAATGGTAGACCATTTGAGTGTATCATTAATTCTGAATTATTTAATACGGTTTATTTAACAGAGATTAAACGTCAAGATACAGGAAAATTGAAAGATTGTATCATTAAAATTAATAAAAAGAAATTGTCTATTGACGATTTTGATAACAATTCAACAATATTTACAGAACACGATTTCATTAATAATAAGAAAACAGTTCGNTTTTGTAAAGANATAGTTGATAAATATGGAAAAGAAAATGTCGCATTCCTTACACCAGAACATAACAAACCACCAGGTGTATTTGAAATGAATAAACTGTTACAGTGTTATGTTTATAACTATGACAATCATTATGAACATGGTTATTTCAAAGAAGGTGATTATGTCATGCGAACTGAAAATAAATATGACGATGATGTGATTCGTGTAAATGGTGATACCGGTAAAATATTCTTTAAAGAAATACTTAAAACGAATCCAAAGACAAATAGAAGTTACAAGGAAAAGGTTGCTCTGGTGTATTACGATGATGAACAAACACCCATGGAAGAAGTTGATCTTTGTGATATTAAAGATAAATTCACATTAAATTACTGTAATACTGTTCATAAATATCAAGGTAGTCAGAAAGATGTTGTTGTGTTTATTGCCTCATCGCTTCATAGTAGTCTATCATGGGGAACAAATCGTTTAAAATTAGCCTATACTGCAATATCTCGGGCAGCAAAAAATCTTATTATATTAGGTGATAAAAAAACATTCTTTGATATTCAACAATGTAAAAATGAACCATTTGTGAGTAGTTTCATGACTGAATTTAATGAATACGATTTTGAATAGGTTGTTTGTTTTACATATATTTATTTACTTTATCTAACTATACTCTTTACATGGTCCATATGATTTGCGATGCCATTGACTAGTACCATTATTTTTTATTCCTTCCATNTGAAGAGCTGTTCCATATCCCTTATTTTTGTCGAGATGATATAATTCTTTTAACTCGGGATGTTGTTCACACAATTCCAATATGTATTTATCGCGTTCTGTTTTAGCTAATATAGATGCTGCAGCAATTGAACAGTACTTATTATCACCACCCTTGATACATGTATACGGTACTTGTAAATATTCATCATTTTTGAAAGTCATGTATGGTTTAAAATCGTTACCATCTACCAATAGGAAATATTTTGATTTATCATTACCAGTACCAGTACCAGTACCAGTACCAGCACCAGCACCAGCACCAGCACCAGCACCAGCACCAGCACCAGTACCAGTACATTCATCTTCCGATTTGGCATCACATGATGAAATAGTGTTTTTTATACTTTGATGCATGCTATTTAGCACCGCTTGTCGAATATTTATATTATCAATCGTTTTTTCGTCATTGTAAGTAACACTCCAAGCAATTGCATTATCCTTTATATACTGTGCAACTTCATTTATCTTTTTTTCACT